GCTGTAAGTATTGGTGCTGCTTGCCAAATCATAATTCCCAAAACTACGACGCCAGCAATAATGTAAGTCCAAATTCTTAGAGCCTTACTTTCAGACAATTTTTCCAATGCTTTATCAACCCTAAAATTTAGGTTAAAATTCACCTACGGTTTACCTCTTACACGACTAAGTGGTGGACACAAAAAAGCCAAGAACTGCAATTCTTGGCTTTTTGCTTTTAAGTTTCATTATTCACTTTTTCACAAAGTTCAAAATCGGATAAATTTGTATGTGAGTTATATACAAACTATTTCCGCATTCTCTCCCGCTCTTCATTGATCAAATACTCGTTATCTGCAACCACATCTAACGCATCATTCATCAATGCAATATCGGCAAGATCAAGCTCCCCGTTTTTGAGCGATTCAAACTTACACATGCCTTTAATACAAGGACGTAATAACCAATCCTCGCCATCAGGCAAATTTTGGAAACTTACTCGGATTGCGTCTGAGTGTGAGATGCCTTCATAAGCAACCCTTGAATAAAATTTCCGAGATTGATTCGAATAACGGCTAATGCCAGCGGCAGAATGTGCTCCATGTCCAAATCATCAAACATGATACTTTCACCACGGCATACGACTGCACCACCACGCTTAACCACACTCAAGCACTTGTGAATGACGTAATTCACATCCCTTTCAGGAAGATTCGAGAATGCTTCCATAAGCGGTGTTAGCGCTTCAGCTAAAGGCTCTAGACCTGTCAGCTCCTCGTTATCACCATCCTCAATCGCTTTAATGGTTTTCTCCAGATCACCTTTGGCAATCTCTGAGATGATTGGCATAAGGGTTGGAACCAGTGGTGAGATTTTTCGTGATACATGAAGTTGATCGAGCGCATTTAAGCGCCCGATAACATATTCATGACCATTTAATTCAATGTTTTCCAATTTCTAGATCCTTATGCGTATGTACCAAGCTTCATATCAACTTTGATTGAGTCGAATACCCATTCAACCATTGCACCATCTTTGGCATTGGTGTAATCCGGCACCTTTTTGAAAGCACACTTAGATGCTGTGTGGTTATCACCAGATCCAGTATGGTTGAGGGTAATGGTGTTCTTCCCCCACTTTGCGGTAGTTGATTTCTGCAAGTTATACAGGTTCATCAATTTGGCATTAGCCGGAGAAGTTTTTAGCAAACGAATCGTCACCTGACCGGAGTTGTCAGCATGTAAAGAATGCATACCTTCACCATCGGCACCGATGGTCATTGTGTTTTTATCCCCCGCCATGGCGAAGGTAATCCCTTCATCAGCAACAGCGGCACCATAACCAAGATCAATCACACCATCAGCACTCGCAAGTGAACACTGTGTGTCCATAAAACTATATGTCGACATATCTCACTCCTTAGCGATTAACTGAAACGACTACATCAGCAAAATGGGTAGCCCCTGCAAGCTTGGCCGCGATTTGAAACACTGGTGCTTTACGCGCTTCACGCTCCGATTGAGCTTGATCATCAAGACTGTTGGCATACACGTAAAAACCCTTTGACAGGTAATCACCTGTTTCTAAGGCACCAAAGCTGTCACCATTCCATTGCCCTTCACCCAACAAGCCATTTGTTAGACCTTGCCCACATGCACGTTCGAGCACTGTGCATTGACGATTTACACCTGCAGGTGTTTGCGGGATTTTTGTGGTTGAGGTGTAGTACAAGTTCCACAACGCTGTTTCTAAATAGTTCTGCAACCAATCTAGACCATGGATCTCATCAAAGAAACTTCCATCACACATCACGCCTTCTTGCAGAATTGCTGTGTCGTTGTTGTACCCAGCAAACACATTACAGTACTTAGCTTTCAATGCACTTGCTTCACCAATTTTCAGATCTTCAGCGGCGATGCCTGGCAACTGCTTAAACTTTAGTGTAATGGTGGTATTGGTACCCAAGAAATTGACACTGAATGCACGACCAAACAACGATGCTGCGGCGTATGGGTTATCAGATGAGAAGATGGTAAAAGTACGGCGATAGTTCTTATTTTTTAATAAGTATGCCGTGTCTGTGACGCTCACAGCACTCAACGTTTCTTCTTGCTGGGTTGTGTAGCCAAACACTCGAACAGGATCCGCCGCTTCAATTAATGCAGCGACCGCATCAACTTCAACATCGGTTAAATCCGCAGCGATAACCAAGCCATACCATTTAAGTGACTGTAGACACTCGGCAACAACAGCTTGAGCTGTTTCGGCTGGGTCACCAGTCTTATCCCAAAAGCCGATATACAAAGTACGTGGCTTTGGTGATTGGCCGAAATATGCCAGTGCCGCCTTATACTCGGGATCATCCACCCCATAGTCCTCAGCAACACCATCAATGCCTGAGTATTCGCGCATACGCTCAATCGTATCGATGACACCGCTTGTGGTACCAAGGATCAATAGTGAGCCAAACGAGCGCGGTCCTGCCGCCAATGCAGCAAGACTAATGCTCACATTGACGACACTAGAAACAGGTAAAGTCATGGATGACTCCTATTTTGTATTTATGTTGATTTCAAAAGATTGGAAAGTTTTGACCGCATATGTCCTTTGGGTCTTGCGTCTGAATGAAGCGACCACATCAAAGCGATGAACATATTGCTGATTTAAAAAATCGGGTGCCGTGATGATTTCACCGCACCCGATAAATTTGATTTTGTGCTCTCTCAACTGAGCAATGTTTTGCGGAATACCTAGACCATCTTTAAAGATATTGGCGATAGACTCCCCATGTGAGCCATAGAACGATAACAACAGCTCTAATGATTCATGGCGTATTGAATCCATGTCCTCATCATGTTGCTCAAAGTATGGACCATCATCTGAAGAAGTAGACTGAACAGCAAAGGCACACCAGTCCACGCCAATCGCTGGCATAGGTGGCGGATCTCGTTGCCACCGAGGACGCACAAACTGACCTTGCAAGGAGGTTATCCCTGCAATGAAAGCTTGAAAAATATCTTCTAGTTCTTGGTCATAGGCTACACTTCCGCTGGGTGGGATATACCCACCTGTAGCAGAATCACCCATGCATTACCCCAAAGGTTTAAGGTCACAGATCACCTTATTGAAGCCACCGCCATAATGGAGGTTATCAAGCACCTGAACCACATAATAGGTTTTACCCTTCCAAGTGATTTCGTCTGCCTGCTGACCTGCATCGCCAGCCATTAATGGTGTCTTGGTGTGAATATTGATTGCACCTTTAATCAAGGTACCATCCTCACGGCGATCCATGTTTTGACCGCTATTGGTCGTCACCACACCGCTGAATTGAAAACTCTGCTCAGACTTAATCGGTCTGCCATTATCTCCAACCACTACCATGCTTCGCTTACACACCAGATCCACGGTCATAAAGTCAGGATCTAGAAGAACATCCGACACATCCAAACTAGGCATGCTTGATCTCCTTTTCACCCTTCATGATGATGTAAGTATGTGAATTCCGATATTGGCCAGTATCCACCAAAGGCTTTTCAGACTTGCGTCCACGGCGTTTGCGCTCTCTGATGGTTAATGGTGATAACTCAGCAAACTCACCACGATTAATGAACTTCTTTACATTCATCGTGGCTTTCATGCCTGCAGATTCCAGCAAGAAATACATACGCTTTGAATTGCCACTTAATGCAGCATCCACAGCGGCCGTTAATTTCTCACCGATAACATCTTGGACCTCTTCAATACCAGGTACCAAATGAGGTCGTGGAGGAAGATTCATTGCAGGTGAGCCAGTCTCAAGCAAGTAACCAATTTGTGCATTAGTCATTTCTGCTTCAGAGCGATTTTCACCATGAGGAACACCAACAAGCACATTGACCTGAGACAATTCAGAAATAGCCTGCATAATATCGAGCAGTCCATTTCCTGTTGAAGTGACATCACTCATAACTGAATACCTCCAGCACCAACCATCTGCACGAGCTGATAAAACTGAATACCAAAAGTGGTCTGGTTCCAATGTCCTGCATCAGTGATTAATACCCCTGAAACATCCATAGATTTTGAAACACCATCAACTGATTTTGATGTTTCATTGCCAACCACTTTCCCGGCATCACCACCCACACTGGCCAAGTTCATCCCACGCTTATACAGCGTGAGATAATGTGCCACAAACAGCGTAAGACCATAATCAAGCAAGTCATCCCAACGCTGTTCAGGTAAAAGCTTGGTCCCTAAATTCAGGTAGAAGTTAAACTGAAATGCTGGATAGCTATTTGTATCTGCAAACATCGGCATGCTTTCACGAAAGGACGACTCAGTAATCATGATTATTTAGCCTTTGTGGTTTTGGTAGTTTCTGCAGTAGTGGTACTTTCCGTATCAGCAGTTTTCACCGCATCAGATTGAGCTTGCTCTGCCTTGTCCAACTGGATCTTGAGATTCTTAACCTCAAGATCACGATCTTTTAGATCGCTCTGCAGTTGTGTGATTTGAGTTGTTGCCGCATCAGATTGAGCTTGCAAGATCTTCAAGTCTTCATTGGCTTTATCGAGCAGTGCCTGAAGCTCGCCAGTCTGAGCATCTTGACTGCTGATTTCCTGACAGTGGGACTTAACAAACCAATTTTCAGCAACTTCCTGATCAACTTCTTGTAACCCAGCTACGAGCTTAACGCTCTTAGGTTGTCCGTTTTCGTCTTTACCAAAGTTCACATTGAGCGGACGTGAAAGGAGAATTTGAACTTTCTTCATCGCAATTTCTCCTTATAGACCATCTGCATAGTATGCAGTTTCTGGATACACCCACTCGACAACACCCAAGCGACCAAAGTAAGTTGTGAGCTGGCGTAAATCACGATATTCAATCGGCGTACGTTGTAGCGGTACCATCGGGAAGCGAACACGATTTTCAGATTGCGTGTAGCACATCATTCGATCCGTGCCAGCGGTACCACGACCCACCAACCATTTAGAAGGTTGAATATCCAACGGCGTACCGTTCTTCGCATTCGAGATACAGTTGATCTTGATGTATTC